GCATGATTATCAGGCATGCCAAGACACGCCCTCTAACGGCGGTTTAGCAGCTGATAAGGCAGCCAGCAGTTTAAGTCTTGCCTAGACATTTTGTCGGTCTTGCAATTACAATGTGAGAACTAGCCAGTAGTCCGGACGAGGGATCAAGAACCACTCCAACTACTGGCTAGTTTCTTTATTAAATCTTTGGCTCTAATTTCTGCTGATAAGTATTTACAACTCCACAGCATTTAGTCATCCATGTCCGAGTGTCTGTGTATGGGTCTACACCAATGTCCTCTGGATGTAAGGTCTCGCTGCAAATCTCGCAAGATTCAGCAAAGTAAGGCAGTGCCTCGTAAGCCCCGTAAAGCTTCTTAAGTATCGAAATAAACATTGCATCTTTATTGTCCATCATTAGCCCTATCTCTAATGTCTTGTGTTTCACTTGCCATGCACTTGTAAGCCTGTGTAAGTAGGTCTGCACAATGCTCACAATCCATGCTTCTTAGATTCCTTGTAAGTCTTAGTAAAGTCATCAAGGTTGTATGGTATTCCAATTGCCAGCGACTCATTCCATGTAGTCCAATGCAATAAAGGTGTCACACGGCCATTCCTCTTGACATACAACACAATCTTTTAAGTAACGGCAGTTATCACAGTTCTCATCAAGCGTGTTACAAACTAGGCACAATGTCTGCTTATGTTCATGCCTTTTATGTATTGCCCGGGCTTGTTCAATAGCAGCTTGTAGGTCAAATAGGTCAGTGCATACGCAATGGCAATGCTTGCTGTGATCAGGATGGCTCATTTGTCAGCCTCATCATCATTAAACAATTGTGCATAATGATCTAACAATCCAAGCATGGCCATTTTGTATCCAGCCATGTATCCAGCTTTGAAATCATCCCCTTGTAATTCACTTTCATCGGGTTGGTCTATCAATCTTTCAATTTGCTCAATAACAAAGTTATTCATTGCTTGCTCTCTTTCCCACAGAATGCACATGCATAGCCAATGTATGACCAGCCACCGCAGCTGCATCTAATAACATCTGCATCTGTCATGACCTATCAAACTTGGGATCGCATTGTGGCTCATCCTGACAGAAATAGCCAGCGTATGGCTTGCCTGTCTTTTTACTGATGCCACTCTTTCTAATCATTGCGCCATGGAGGCACATAGGCACTAATGTCTCATCCTCATCAGTGCCTATGCCCTCATCCATGGCTGGTATAGATAGCCATGGGTCGGCTTCCATGGTGTCGCTGGGTGGCTGTTGCACCACCGCAACCTCTCGGGGCTTGGCAGGCCCAGGGGCCTGCCTTTCGCGGCTTCCCATAATTTCCTCTTTTGAGCTAAGGCCCTTAGAAGTTCCAATGTTTAGGCTGGCGCAAGCGCGACCCCAGCAGGCTGTTTCTAAGTTCTGCAGCTCTGATCCATTAGTGTAAGGACTCTTGCCAACAATAAGTTCTGATGCAGTTCCAATGCCCGGCAACGGATCCTCGGGTGTTCTGTAGGCTCTGGCAACGCCCCACATCTTTAGTGGATCGCCGTCCATGACACCCATGAACTCAAACTGAATTGATCCCTCTGGGTACTTTTCATAAAACATGGCAACACGCTCTGCCACGGTTACGTAATTGCTGATGTCAAATGCCATTACAGTCTCCAACCGTCTTTCCACATTTGTTCCTCAATGGTTGGGCCATGCATCGCACGAAATTTAGCCCTTAATTTCAACCTATGTTGTGCCTCGATGTAGATACCTGTAAATACACCTAAGCCAAACAGCACTGCACAATACATAAAGATGATGATCGTCATGCTGACACCTGACTTAACCACTGAAAGGCTGTACCTTCAGCTGCATCAAATGAATCTAAGTCATTAGCAATGTAGTTATCTGTGATGGGAACAAATACGTCCCAATTCTCATTGACGTTTTGCTCAATGATTACTATGTCGTGAGTATCTGATGCCACAAAAATAGTGTCATAGATTTTGTATGTGTTTAACATTGTTACACCAACTCTAAATCTGATGGTGCTGCATCACAGGCTACGCAAGGTAGCAATGAGCCAAATTGATTCCATGTTGTTTCTTGCACTTCACCACACAACACGCATTTAGCAGTTGCTGTTTTAGGTAATTTTAGATTGTTCATGCCCTGATTTCCTATTCTTAGTTGTAAGCCTTGGCGCTTACATAAATAGTTTTAGCACGTCAGGCAGGACTCGCACAAGCACTTTGAGAAAACAGGCGTGTTGTGGCTTGTATCTATGTGATTTTGCACCACAACATGTAGTGCATCAACCTTATTAATCAAGTCTGGTAAGGATTTACCGCCATTGGCATAAGGCTGGATGGCATAAGTCATGGTGTCTATGTAGGCCTTAATTGGCTTAACTACGGCCCATTTAATGAATAAGCCCACAAGGGTAACAATGGCAATAAGAGCAGCTGCTATCTGCCCGGCAACAAGTATGGCGGTCATGAGATTGCCAACTTTATTTCTCTAGTAGTAATCACGGCCTTGCCATTGACCTTAACCATGAATGAAACTGGCTGGCCTTTAGTTGATTGGAATAGCCAGACATCTTTTACAAAGGTCGTTGCGCCTTTTTTAAGGCTTACAGTCTGGTAGCCAGTTGAGTCTCTAATACCTTGTGGATCGCGTGTCCAACGGATTGTCAGTTCAGTAGCCCCACCGATTTTAGGTGTTTTGATATTTAGGTAAGCGGCGAATAACGCCCCGGCAACAGAGTCAGCGTTAGGAATAACAGTTAATAGGCCGTCTACCTCTAAGGCAGTCCACACGTCAGCTTTAAGTGTCTGTGTAGGTATCTTTGATGAGGCATCAGATTTACGGCTAATGTATTGGCTCATGCATCAATCCATTTCTGTGGGTTTCTGTGCTTAGTTGGATTCCAAGTACGGCTAGCAAGAATTTGAAAGTGTAAGTGCGGGCCAGTGCTTCGACCTGTGTTCCCACTAAGACCAATGTAATCGCCCTTGGCAATGCGCTGGCCGACCTGTACGCCAACCTTGGATAGATGGCAGTAGCCAGCCCACAAGCCTGCTGTGCCGTCTGGAAAGCGGTTGTTATCAACTATTACATGTAGGCCAAAGGCAAAGCCCCAGCCTTTCTTGTAAACGTGTTTGCCAGCGTGTACAACTGTGCCACCCACAGCTGCGTAGACAGATGTGCCTACTGATGCGCGGTAATCAATGCCTTTGTGAAGTGTGCCGTTACGATATTTAGCCCCGTAAGGAAATGTGACAATGCCTAATCTAATCGGCTTCATCTAGGTTGGCCCTGCCATAGTTGTCATACTCTGGATTGAGCCAGTTAATGATGATAGGTAATGCTGATACAAGGCCAATAGTTAGTGCCGGGTGAATGCCTAAAGTGTCTGCATTTACAAGCAACCAACCAAGCACACCAGCGCCAAATACCTTAACAAATGAGGCTATTGGGCTATGTGCGAACCATGTTAAAAATGTCATTTAGCAGAAGTCTTTTTTGTTGGAGGTACATATAAAACTACGTCTGTTATTTGCACACCGCATGGGCCACAAACAATGACTGGATCAACTTTCATTGCTTCAACAAGAATTGTGATGTTTGCATTTTCGCAATTTTCAGTGTGACAAGTTACGTTGTAAAAAGCCGTTGCTGGCATTAAATCAGTCATTTTTTATCCGTTCGCTGCTGCTGATGTCATTTGAGTTGCTGTCCAATAAACGCTTGTAACTTGGTTTAGCACCGAACCAGCGGAATAAATTAAAACTGATGTGGTACTGCTTGCGCCAGTTGACGCTGTTGTCAAAATGTTGCCTACCGAACTTCCGACAGTAACAATAGGCGCTTGGGTAAATCTAGAAGTCGGAAATGTGACAGTCGTTGACCCATAGTAAAATCCATTTGATGGGCCGAAACTTTGCGTGACACTTACAGTTCCGGCGGACATAGCAAATGGAATTGGACGACTTACTCCACTGACCACATTTACTAATTGGTTTGGGTAAGTGCCGACATTGCCAAATCGGGCATCAATGTTATTGCCTAATGTTCTCATGGCGCTGGCGCCATCCTTAACATACGCAGTATTATCGGGAGTATTAAACCCGAAATTAGTGGTAGTTGCCATTATAAATCATCCCATTCTTGTGTACTTGGAGTATACCCTGCCCATGTGACCAGAGGTTGGATTTGATCCCAGATAATACTCAAATAAGTTTCAGAGTATGCCGAGCAGGTCAGGGCAAGTTCGGCGGTGTATCTGGTCAAGTTCCATGTGTAGCCCTCTACAAAGCCGTCAAAGGTAGTTCCAAAGACTGCTGGTAGTGCGCTGGTGTTTACTCGTAGCCCGTTATAGACGGCTGCTAGGGCATCCCTAGTGGCATCTGTAACGGTAGGTGAGTGTAAAGGTATTGTGATTGTTTCTGGGTACATTCTTGGGTATGCCCGAGATTCTAAAAAGTCATTGGCTTGGGTCAAAGCATCAGCTGCATTATGCAGTTGAGTAGTACGAGTTCCAGATAGTTGCCCATACTGAATGATTGAGTTTTCATCACGAGCATTTTCTGTGCCTGCTCGGTAGGTAACATTTACATCATTAACGATTTCGCCCCATTGGGCTTGAGTGCGTAAACCTTGGGCGAGAATGTCGTCAGCTGTGAGAGTCAATGGACTAGCGCTGGCTCGGCTGGCGTAATCGTCATAATACAATTGACCATTGCCGCCCTCCCAAAGCACACCTCGGCCAGAGTTAGCTGCATTGACCGCAAGAGTATAGGCATCATCCTCGCCAGATGAATAGGCCATAAGTTCGTATTGTCCCGGCACATCCACGTTTGCTGTCAGGTTATCGACCAAAGCCACATTGGTTGCATCATAACTAGCCCATGTTGTTTCATTGGGCAGGTCATCCCAAGTAATTGTTGGGCTTAGGTCTGACCATGATTGTAAAAAGGCTTCACTAAGAATGTTTAAGATTCTTGTACCGTCAAACTCTTTTGCATAGTTGCCACCGCCAACTAAGTGACGGTTGAGCTGCGACAGTGGGCCAACGGCTGTGATTGTGTAAACGGCAATTGAGCCATCTGATCCATAGGCTTGCAGGCTTATGTCAATGTCAGAAATAATGCCATCAAAGATTTCCTGTGTGCCTGATGTTCCCTTGGCAATTGACACTGATACTTGTTGGCTTAGTGCAATGTTTAATGGCTCGCTGGCATCTGTCCATAGGCTAATTGAGGCAAAGCCGGGCTGTGGCTGGGTGGTTACGTCATTGCGACCCATGCGGATCGAGATAGATGAGATCGTGTTATCCGCGTAAGTTGTACCGCCAGCAAAAGTAACTGTTGGATACGGATCGTATGCAACCGTCACAGTGTTGCCCCTACAAGGTTAATTGCACCTGTGCGGCGTGAGGAGTCTTGTAGTAGGCGCTCAATGCTACGGCGAGCAGATTCACCATCAATGACACCATTCATGACAATGGTTACGCCTTGGCCTGCGCCATTGTCTGGGCGGATTGAACCCGAGCCACTAGGGACAAATAGTTCAGGGCCGAACTCACCTACCCTTGTCAGCTGACCAGCCCCTACTGGGCCTCCAGCAGCTCTTGATGTGTAACCAAGTGCCTTTCCTAAACGTGAGTCAGCAAACTTTGGACCCTCGCCCGGGTTAATGATGAGAAACTCTAATACCGCGCCACCAATGTCTTTGGCTTTCTTGTAGGCATTGGCAACAGAATTAATGCCATTAGCAACGCTGTTAAGGGCATTAGCAATGTTTGTAAGTGTGTCAGTTGATCCTTTGGCATCACTGTCTGTAAGTGTGGCAAATAACTTGCCAAATGCTTCGGCTACATTGCGTAAGGATTCACCAAGGCTGATACCGCCTGACTTACCGCCTAAATCGTTGGAAAGCATCTTGACCTTGTTTGAAAGGCCACTGCTTTCATCCTCGCCACTAAATCCCTTGGCAACTAGGTTTACTTGTTCAAGCAGGTTTTTAAGTGTTGGCAAAATTGCAACACCAATGGATTCTTTGAGTTCACCAAAGCGCTCTGTGACAATAGCCAACTGGCCAGCATAAGTCTTTGTGTTGGCTTGAGCTGCGCCACCAAATAATCTAGCCAATTCGCCTTGGACTAGGTTAAAGTCTCCAGACTTCTTAATGGCATCATCAAGAGGAATACCTAATCTAGTTAAAGCACCAATGTTGCCGTTGTAAGCCTTGCCAAGAGTTAAGGATACAGTTTCAAGATCTTTGCCAGTTGCAACACTGATGTCTAAGGCAAGGTTAGTTAGTTCCTGTGCCTTGCCAACATCACCAGTGGCTCGGGCAAGGTTAGCCAGTGCCGGGCGCAACTTAGTATCGGCTACACCAAAGGCTAATTGTTGTTTAGTGATGTAAGACTCGGTGCTTGCTATTTGCGCATCAGTAGCATCAGTAGTGTTTCTAAGTGCTTGCGCCAACTTAACTTGGGACTGTTCATCCTCGATTGCTGCTTGTACACCATCAATACCAAGTTTGATTGCGTAAGCGCCAGCAGCTGCGCCTGCGATAGCAAAGGACTTGGCCATTGCCTTTGAATACTTGCCAACCTTGCTGGAAAAAGACTTAGTGCTGTTATCAGCCTTGTCCATACCATCTAGGAACTTTTGAACATCAGCAAGTAATGAAAGTTTTAGTGTCCTTGTATCTGCCATTAGCTGTACCTCGCCCAATTGTCCATGACTTTATTACACGCTGAAAACCAGCGCTTTTTAATTTCAGGTTGCATGCCTTTAAGTGTTGGAAAGATCCAGTAACCCTTGTTGCCCCTACCCTCTCGGGATGTGCGCGGTGGGAATCTAAAACCACCATTAGCAAAGGCATTACGGTTGCCAAAGGCGTTGCGGTCTCCACCAAATTCATTACCAAATAACAACTGCCCGGCATTAGCACCGCCAGAAACTCGGCCTTTTGAGCCACCAATGTACACAGTTGGTACACGGTCTCTAGCAGGTCTTACAGTTTGAGCAACAATGGCAGCTTGTTTTGGGTAGAAAGGATGAGCAAAGCCTGCTTGTTGAATGCCTTGTGCAGTCCAAGCACTAATGGAATAAACGTCATTTTTCAATTCAAACTGCGCTTCTTTATCCATTTGGTTAAGTGCTTTAAGCAAACCACGATAATCAGAAAGATCTGGGCGGACTGTAATACTGCTTCTAGTTTCAGCCATGTCCATTCCTTTCTCTTATCAGCGTGATTGCTGTCTGTATGTCTGCGAGCGACCAGTCCAAAAGATCTGACATTGGGATCCCGGTGGATACTGCGATCCTTACCAATAAATCCCTTAGTTCTCTTTTGGGCTTTCCTCAACCACCTCAAAGCCGTCAAACTCATTGACAACCCATGCTTGCTGGTTTGGCAACTTTGTATGGCCTGCGGCCTTTGCTGCTTTGTAAAGCATGCAAGTGATCACATCTAATGATCCCTCGCTCATCTTTTCAGCTGCTTGGGTGACTGTGTATCCAAGATCCCTTTCGATCTCGATCCAAAGCCATGTTGACTCGTCGCTCACTATGTAGTTATTGCCCTGTTTTGTAGTGATGTTGTATTGCATAATGGTTGCCCTGTTCTCTCGATTATGTTCGGGTTACTGCGCCATCCTCGACTACAAAAGATAGCGAGGTGGTTAGTACATCAGTAGCTGCGCCACCAACGGTTGGAAATACTGGGAATACCTTGCCAGCGAATGTGTCACCGTTTACATCAAAACTAAATGTTAGTGATGTATCTGGCGCGCTTGATGCTGCATCCCATAGAGCTGAAATAATGCCAGCGCTGGATGTGTCATCTAGGTATAGTTCCACATTTAGTGTGGCGGTCTTATCTACGGTCTTGTAGGCGCGACCTGATAGAACCTCAAGCACTTGCTGGTTGTTTTCCATTTCAAGTGTGACGGTTGATGCTTGGTCAGCGTATGACACAGAGTTGATGCTCAAAGTCAGATTCCGACCAGTTATGTATGTTGCTGGCATGACTTGCCTTTCTAGTTGGTTGTGACCATCTCTATGTTGAGTTGGCTGATAAGCATGTCGGCGTTTCCGATTTGCTGGACTGTGGGTTGTGACCATCCACCCAAAAACGAGATGTTATTGGCTAGTAGATCAGTTACTGAAAAGATCAAAGTTTCTAAGTTGGCTAATGCAGCGCGGTTATCAGCTGCGTTAACTATGCAGGTAATGTCAAAGCGAACATGGCAACGAGTACCACCAATAGCGCCAACTGTAATGTAAGGCGATCCCGGCACAAGCACAATTGCTGGTGGAGTTATGTTCTCATTTGGGTATGCGTAAACTACTCGCCCGGCAGCTGCAAGAGTTGCGGCGAGTGCATCACGGTAAGTCGCTAAATTACCCAATGTAGCCTCGGGTGTCTAAGTGCTTGCCAAGTAGGCCTGACACACGGGTAAGCATTGACCGCCCTAGGCGGTACGGTGCTGGACTTTGGAAGTCAACGCCTTGCTGTCCTAGTGTGCCTGTACGAGTGATCCAGATGTCGCATGCAACGGCTAAAGCGGCTTCGCGTACCTCTGGGGTTGTGTCATAAAGTGTCGCTTGGCTGGTTAGTAATGCTCGGCCAGTAGGAATAATTTGGCGCTTAGTAATGTCGGCGTTTGTAATTGCTGACTCAAAGAATGTTACGCCGTATTCATCAACGCCAACTTTGGATACAGTTCGTGAGCCATTAAAAGGTGAGCCACATCCACTTACGGTCAAAGCTTGACCAACTACGAATGTGTTGTCGTAGCAGTAAAAGCGAGCAACATTGTTTGTTAGCGCAACGCCGTTGATGGCTACATCATCAAAGATTAAGTAAGACAGGATTATGTTTTCGGCACTATCGGCCACTGCCTGCACGATTGCATCAGCATAGATGTCACCAATACCAAGTACGGCTTTTAACTCGCTAAGTGCGATTAGTGGCATCTTAAATCCTTATCTATGTGTAAGTGTGTGGGGGACACAGGGCCGCATCCCCCACACTTCTAACTAACGCTGACTTAGGTCAGGTTAAATCGACGAACACCGCCAGCGGTCAAAACGCCTACGGCTAGGTAGCCGTAAAGTGCTGTTTCGATTTCGCCAGAGGTTACTACGTTTGTTGACATACGTAGGATTGGGCTTTCGTAGATTGCAACTGCGGATGGAGTAACAATGAATGCTGACTCATCGATAACAGTTGAAACTGCGTTTGGATCTACGTATAGGTCAAGTCCAAGCACGTTTCCGCGTAGGGACTGTGGGCCTGCAACTCCACCGTTGTTCTGTGGGTTGTATGCGTTGTAGATTGGGCGACCGGTTGTGTCGGTTGCACCCATTAACAATGACCACTGGCCAGTGCCTGCAATGTAAGCGCTTGGCAATTCGCCAGTTGCTAGGTAAGCGGCTGGGGCTTGGCTAGATACGAATCCGATGATGCCATCAGAGTCTGCATCCTGTGCTGTTGCTTGTGTGCCACCTGCAGTTAAAGCTGCAATTACAGCTGCGTCAGTTGCCTTGTTGTAGGCGCGTGTCATGTTATCAACCATTGCTTGGAAAAAGTCTGGGGATGAACGCTCTAGTAGTTCTACCGAGTAGCGCTGCATTCCTGCAAACTTGTTTACATCTAGGTTGACGTACGAGGACACAATTCCGGTTTCTGATGGGCCAGCACCTTCGTTGGTGTCTGCAACAGTTCCGTTGGTTGTGATTTTTGGATGGCTGATAACCATGCCTGATGCAGTGATGGCGCGTGAGCCAATTGCATCAATGGCTGGGCGTGAGCCAATTGAGTTGTCAATGACGGTGTTTACATACTGCACTGGGGTAAATGCTGGGTTTGTGCTGAATGAGTCATCGGCTGCCATTACATACTGGGCTGAATCATGGTTGCCCATTTTGGCCTTGATGCTGTGCTCTAGGTAAGAGGCTTGGCTGTTGATTGGGCTACGAGGCTTTACGTAGGCCACTGGTGCAGCTGCTGTAACAACCGCGGACGCGGTTACTTCATCAGCCACTGGTGCGGTTGTTTCTTCCACTGTTATCTCCTGTGGGTTTTCCTCTGCAGGGGTTTCTGCTTCGGTGGTTTCTGGGGTTTCCTCTGTAGCGGCTACATCGAGGATTTGAGCATCCTTGAATGCTGGATTAGTAACATGAGCCACGGCTTCAAGGTCTGCTGATGCAACAACCATTACGCCTTTTTCAATTGTGTATTCATTGACTTTGGCTTCAATGCTAAATGCCGGGCGTAGTCCCTCGGAGGCTTCTACAAGAGCATCATTGCCAGCGCCAGTAGGTGCGATCTTGAATGCCATAGATACACCTGCTGGTGTAACTTCCTCTGATCCTGCAATGCCTCGACCTAATGGGCGTGTGCGGTCATGTTCCATGTTCAAAACAATCTGGCTGGCATCAATTTCACCGAATGCGCCAAAC